GGTCTCAAACAGCAGCCGCCGCTGGGAGGCCGTGGTGCGAGGAAAGTAGGTGTGTGTCTGGTCCATGCTCGTATCATGCCGCACTTTCCCCGCTGACGCAAGTCTACCAGGTCGTTGACTACTACATTGCCCGCTGAAATTCGTCAGAAAGCCTCGGTCACCGACCACTTACCGAAGGGTTCCAGCCTGTTTCGGCGCATTAAAGGCTCGGCAGCGCCGGTGTAAGGCGTTTTCAGGGCGGTTAGACAAGTACAAACCCGTCTTGCAGACCTCGCCAAGTTGACGAGGCCCTTGGTGCTGCCGGCGAGACCCTATGCACAACCGGCTGTCTGGAAGCCAGTTAGCCGAAACTAGAGCCGTATACCATGCGAGAATGGGCACAGTCAAACGACGTGCCCATTCTTGTTTTTGGAGGCGCTTATGTCCGTGAGTTGGCAGAGAATCAAACTTCCCTTACTTGAACGCCTGGCCCTGGCCGAGCTTGCCGAGAAGCGCGGCGAGAGTGAAGAAGCCGTACTATGCACAATTGTACGCGACGCGGTCAAGGCTGAGCTGACGGCCGATGCCCGGAATTGAGGCCGACCATGACTAACACGCCCATCACCGAAGCCGAGCGCCGCCGACGCCTGGGCGAGACCTACGCCCTGCTGCTGGCCCTGGCCGCCAAGCGCCGCGCGCAGCCGGCCGCCAACACCACCGCCCACGAGACCGCCAACCATGACCAACAAAACGCTATCTGACCAACACCTTGCCATGCTGCGCGACGCGTCGGCTATCTCCGACGACGTGATCCGAGCGCGCGGCTACTGGACAGCGACCGCGGCCGCCGAACTGGCCGACCTGGGCTTTGCGCCTGCACAGCGGCGCGTGCCCGCCCTGGCCTTGCCGGTCTGGACGACCGACGGCGGCAACGGCCTTTACGTGATCCGCCCGGACGCACCACGCGCCCTGGATGAAAAGAGCAAGCCGAAACTGCCGGACGGTAGCTATCCGCAAAAAGTCCTCAAATATGAGCAGCCAAAAGGCGCTTCGATGCGTTTGGACTGCCCGCCGACCTGCCGGCCGCGGCTTGGCGATCCGACGATCCCGCTATGGATAACCGAGGGACAGAAAAAGGCCGACAGCCTGGCTTCACGTGGCTTTTGCGCCCTGGCCCTGCTTGGCGTTTGGAATTGGCGAGGGAAAAACGACCTGGGCGGCCTGACGGCGCTTGCCGATTGGGAACTGGTCGCGCTAAAAAATCGCGACGTGCGCATCGTCTTTGACAGCGACGTGATGCGCAAGGCCGAAGTCCAGAACGCCCTCAAGCGCCTGACCGCCTTCCTGCAAAACCGCAGCGCGCACGTGACCGCGGTCTACTTACCGCACGCCGACGGCGGCCGGAAGCAAGGCGTTGACGACTTCTTCGCGGCCGGACACACCGCCGCCGACCTGGAAGCCCTGATCGAAGCGCCGCGCCCGCAACCGCAGCCGGCCGCGCCGACTGTGGAGTTACTGGACACTGAGCCGGGCACGATCCGCCGCCCGCTGACCCTGCTAAACGGTCGCGCCTACGCCGCGACCTGGCTGCACGTCCGCGTCACCCAGACCGAGACGGCCAACAAAGCCGGCGAGATCATCCGGCTTGACCCGCCGCACGTTACGACCCGGCTACAGCTTTTCGTGATTCGCGACGACGGTCGCGCCTTCGGCGACGGCGGCGACGCCGACCTTGACGCCCTGGGCGCCGAAGTGCGCTTGCCTGAGATACCGCCCGCTGACAAGTTATGGTCGGCGCGTGGCGTCAAAGCCTACAAGGCCGGACAGCGGCCCGACCCGGCAAACGTCTTTGCCCGCGTGACCGACACGATCGACCGGTTTATTGACTTCAATCGCAGCCTGGCGCCGCAGCGGACAATGGCCGAACTGCAAGGCTGTTACGTGCTGGCGAGCTATTTCTTGGACGCCTTCAACGTGATCGGCTTCGTCTGGCCGAACGGCGACCGCGGCAGCGGCAAGACCCAAGACCTGATCGTCTTGTGTGAGTTGGGCTATCTGGGCGCCGTGATCCTGGCCGGCGGCAGTTACGCCAGTCTGCGCGATCTGGCCGACTACGGCGCCATGCTGGCCTTCGATGATGCCGAGAACCTGTCGAATCCGAAATTGACCGACCCCGACAAGCGTGCCTTGCTGCTGGCCGGCAACCGCAAGGGCAACACTGTGCCCGTCAAGGAGCTGACCGCCGATAAAGTTTGGCGCACGCGACAGGTAAGCACCTACTGCCCGCGCCTGTTTTCCGCGACCCGCCTGCCCGACGAAATCCTATCGAGCCGCACGATTGTTGTACCGCTGATCCGCACGACCGACCGTTATCGCGCAAACGCCGACCCGCTTGAGTATAAGTTGTGGCCGCACGACCGCCGCCAACTGATTGACGATCTGTGGGCGCTGGCCCTCGCACACCTGGCCGAACTGCCGCGTTACGAGGCGCAGGTCAACGAGCGCGCCCGCCTGACCGGGCGCAGCCTGGAGCCGTGGCGCGCAATCCTGGCCGTGGCCGCCTGGCTTGACGACAACGGCACGGTTGGCCTGTTTGACCGCCTGGAAGCCCTATCCGTGGCCTATCAGGAAGAACGCGCCGACCTGGAGATTGGCGACCTGACCGCCCTGGTCATTCGCGCTTTATGTCGTTATGTCGTTACTGACGTTTATGACGTTAGCAAAGAGACCCCCGACACCGCGTTTTCATTCGGCACAAGCGCCGTTACGAAGCTGGCGAAAGACCTGGCCGAAGAGATCGAAGCGGATATAGACCCGGAGTCCATCACTTCGCGGCGCGTCGGCCGCGTGCTGGGCAAGATGCGATTGAAGACCGACCGGACGACCAAGCGCCGCGGCTGGAAGATGAGCCTGGGCGATCTGCTTGGCTGGTTGACAGCCTACGGCATCCCGGCGCCCGATGAACTCGCGGACGTGCAAGCGATACCCGCGCAAGCTAACGTCATTGACGACAGTAACGTCATAACGTCATACGCCGCGCCAGAGCCAGAGCGCGAGACAATCGAGATATGAGTGACTTAGCTTGTTTCAAGGTCGATTATCACGAGGTAAGCGGCCTGCTGGCCGACCTGACCGCCCGCGGCGTGCTGATCGAAGCGCACGGCGACAAGCTGCGCATCGAAGCGCCGCCCGGCGTGTTGACCGCTGACCTGCGCCAAGCCCTGGCCGCGCGCAAGGCTGCGATCCTGGCGCACCTGGCCGGCGACGCGCACCCGACACCGCCGCCTGAGATCATGCGCATACCGCTTGACACGGCCTGCCCGCCTGGCGCATGGGCCGCGGCGCGCGGGCTGCGCATCGTCGGCGGCACACCGCACGGCCCGGACGGCCCGCGGCTATTCCTGGCCGATATGGAGGTCGCAGCCTGAAAACGCCTGGCAAGCACGAACGCAAGCGCAATCAAACCCAAAGCCGAAAGGCACACAGAACGGAGAAAACGAAAATGGGAATTCAAGTGCAACGCACGAAGAGCGAACCTATCCCGGCCGGTCTGTACGCCGCGACTATCGAAGACGTGGCGCAGGAGACCGGCAAGTTTGGCGAGCAGCTCAAGGTCAAGTTTCTGATCGAGGAAGAAGGCTTTGAGGGCAAGGTGTTGGCCGGTTGGGCGAGCCTGGCCTTTTCGCCCAAGTCGAAACTGTACGGTTGGGTACGCTGCGCCGTTTTCGGCGGTCGCGACGTGCCCGCCGACTACCAGGTCTTCGATAGCGACCACCTGATCGGGCGGCGCGTCTTCCTGTCAGTGGACACCGCCAAGGGCGACAATGGCGAGATTTACAACAAGGTCAAAGACCTGTTGCCCTATCGGCGCAGCGCCGCGCAGCCGCCAAAGCCGGCCGAGAACGCGCAACCGCCCGCGGTCACGACGCGGGCGGCGAGTGCGGCGCCTTCCAAGCCGAGCGACCCGCCCGACTGGCCGGACTGGGATGAAGCGAGCCTGCGCGATCCCGGCCCAACCGACGAAGACGAAGCATAGCCTATCACTGATCCCGCCCGCGTGCAAGATCGGCGCGGGCGGTCTAACCGACGAGGTGAGAAAATGAAAAAGACCAAGACGGCGCGCCTTGCGGCGTGCGGTGAGGCGCTGACCTACCTGGGCCACAAGCTGATTGAGTTGACGCAGCAAGCGTGGCACTACTACAACGAGACCTTGCCCGCGCTACAGCACGCCGAAGCGCAGCGCACACAAGACATGCATTCCATCGAAGCCGCCCTGCGCAGCGGCGACTTTGACGAGATTGCGCGCCTAGCGGACAGCTTCAAGCGCAGCGAGCCGCACCCGGAAGCCTTCACGGACTGGATGAAGGATTGTGAAGTTACGCCCGTCGGCGACGCCGATATCCCGTTCTGAGGTTAGATCATGGCCCGCCCTTGCACGATCTGCCGACATCCTGACCACCAGGCGATTGACCAGGCGCTTGCTGCCGGTCAAACGTCGAATACGACGCTGGCGTCGAAATTCGGCGTTACCGAAGCCGCTATCCGCCGCCACAAGCGCGAGCACCTGCCGGCGACCCTGGTCAAGGCGACCGCGGCCGCCGAGGTTGCGCACGCCGACGGCCTGCTAGAGCAAGTGCATGATCTGCAAAGGCGTGCCCTGGCGATACTCAAGACCGCTGAGCAAACCGGCGACCTGCGCGTCGCCCTATACGCCATCGCACAGGCGCGCAGCAACCTTGAGCTACTCGCGCGCCTGCTTGGCGAGCTTCACGACCAGGAAGTCAAGGTCAACGTGCTGACCGTATCGCCCGACTGGCTGCGCCTGCGCGCCGCGATCCTGACCGCCCTTGACCCGCATCCCGCCGCCCGGCTGGCCGTAGTCGAGGCTTTGCAGCGTGTTGGCTGACGATTTGGCGACCGCCCTTGACGCGACGCGCATCATGGCGCGGGCTGGCCTGTCGGCTGATCCCTGGCAAGCCGACCTGTTGCGCAGCCGAGCGCCGCGCGCCTTGCTGCTATGCACGCGCCAAGCCGGCAAATCAACTGTGACGGCGGCCCTGGCCTTGGCCGAAGCGTTGTATCGGCCGCCCGCCCTGATCTTGCTGCTATCGCCTTCCCTGCGCCAGTCAGGCGAGCTTTTCCGTAAGGTCATGTCATTCTATACCCTTTTCGCCAAGCAAGCGCCTGCTGAGGCCGAGACGGCGCTAAAGCTAGACCTGCGCAATGGCAGCCGGATTGTCTCACTGCCCGGCAAGGAAGAAACGATCCGCGGCTACAGTGGCGTTAGCCTGCTGATCCTTGACGAAGCCGCCCGCGTGCCCGACGAACTGTATTACAGCGTGCGGCCCATGCTGGCCGTATCGGGCGGCCGGCTGATCGGGCTGTCAACGCCCTTCGGTAAGCGCGGCTGGTTTTTCGATACCTGGCAAAGCGCCGCCGACTGGCAACGCGTCAAAGTGACCGCCCACGACTGCCCGCGCATCGCGCCCGACTTTCTGGCCGAAGAGCGCGCCGCCCTGGGCGACTTCTGGTATCGCCAAGAGTATCTGTGCGAGTTTGTCGAAACGACCGACCAGGTCTTCGGCTATGACGTGGTCGAAGCCGCCTTCACGGCCAACGTCAAGCCACTTTTCGGAGTGTGAGATATGTCAGACGCCTGTTACTACCTGGGCCTTGATCTGGGCCAAGCCGCCGATTACACCGCGATCACGATCCTGGAACGGCCGGCGATCTTGCGCCGTATCGGCTATCACCCGGAGCCGCCCGCGCCGACCGTTTACAACCTGCGCCATCTTGAGCGCGTGACCCTGGGCACATCGTATCCGGCTATCGCGCAGCGCGTCAAAGCCCTGGTCGGCGCCGACCCGCTACGCGATCACGTGACTGTCATTGCCGATGCGACCGGCGTCGGCGTGGCCGTTATGGACGTGCTGCGCGCCGCGGGCGTCAAGCCCCTGATCCCGGTCACGATCACCGGCGGCGACCAGGTCACATACGACAAAGGCGCCTTGCGCGTGCCCAAGCGCGATCTGGTCATGGCCCTGCTTGTCCTCTTCCAAAGCGAGCGCCTGAAGGTTGCGGCCGGCCTGCGCCTGGCCGATACCTTGCGCCAAGAGCTACTGGCCTTCAAGGTCGAGATTGATCCGCAGACCGCGCATGACAGTTACGCGGCCTGGCGCGAAGGCGCCCATGACGACCTGGTCTTGTCGGCGGCCCTGGCCGCCTGGTATGCCAACAGAGCCGGCAGCACGCGGGCGCGCGTCCGTGCGATCTGAAGTCAACCGATGAAAGGAAGGTCTCTATGACTGATCTGCAAGAGAAGCGAACTTGGGAGCGCCTGGGCTTTGCGAATGCCCTGGCCGCCGCAGACATCGAAGCCGCACTGACGCCCGAAGAGGCCGCCGCGTTGCCGACCCTGCGCTTGTGGCAGCGCATCGGCTTGCGTCATGTGACCCTGGCCGATGCCGTCAATCATAACCGCGCGTTGCACGCGCAAAAGGAGCCTATCGCATGAGTTACCATGATGAAGTGACACGACTGGAAGCAGCCCTGGACGCCGCCGAACGCGAAAAACGCTGGTCGGATGTTGCCAGTTTGCGCGCCGAGTTGGACGCGGCGCGCAAGGGCGCGGCGACTGAGGCCGAAGAAGCCCGGCGCGCCGCGGCGATTGCCGAATCGCGCCGCCTGGAACGAGAGCGCGTCAAGATCGAAGACGCAACACAGGCGCTTGAGAATCGTTGGCAAGCCTGGTTGGCCGCGTTTGACGAAGCCGACGCCCAAGCGCGGCAGCTTTGGCAAGAGCACGCCAGTATCCGCAAGGCCGAAGCCGAACTGGGCCGGGCTTGCGAAAAGACCGGCGCGCGTAGCAACTACCTGGGGCGGCTGTCTGAGGTCACCCGACGGTCACGCGACGGTTACGGCGCGTTGCGTTGGCAACCGAAGTCAGACTGACAGCCGAGCGCCCGCGCGCCGAAGTGTTGCCGTGTTGATCCGGGGGATAGCAGCACGATTAACACTTCGGCGCAGGTCAACGGTAATGCTTGTCACAACTTACATTATCATTAGTAATAATTCACCAATAGCACCTTTACAACCCATCGCGCGGCCCTTTTGCGGATTTGACACCTGCTAAGAACTGGTGTATAGTCCCTTATAGGACACTTTGAGGGATACATGATACCAAAAGACAAGAGCTTTCGCTTTCGCCTGCCGCAAGAATTGTTTGACTTGGCCGAAGACAAGGCGCAGCGTGAGGACATCACCCTCGCGCAAGTGCTGCGCCGTCTGCTTAGTGCTTGGGTAGCTGGCAAGATTGACTTGCCGCCCTATCAGGAATTCGAGGAAGCCAAAGACTAGAAGCCAAAGACGAGCCGCGCAAGTGCTGCTAACACCTGCGCGGCCCTGGCCGCACCGCCGAGCTACCGGCGACACGGTTACACCGATTCTATCATTCCAGCCGTATCCGTGCAACTTCGAGCCGGTTAGCTTGGCGGACTTTCTGCCGAGCTAATCGGCTTTGTGTTTGCATCGGAGATCATATGACCGACCACTATAGCGGCACACCGGCGACGGCGCGCACTGATCCGCAATTCATCGCCGGCCTGCTGTCTGCGACCTTGACGGCGCGCAAGATACCGGCCATCGTCGCCCTGGCCTGGGACGGCCCACAACTGGCCGTGTATACCGTTTCCCTGGGCCTGGGCGCGATGCCTGAGCAGGTCGAAGCCCTATCCGGCGCGCTGGCCCTGGCCGCCGGCGCGGAATCTTGCCGCGTCGCCCGCGATAGCGGACACCTGCTGCTTGAGCTTGCCAAGCCAAGCGCCGAACGTAAGCCGCTCAAAGCGATCCGCCTGGACGGCCTGCAAGCGCCTGCGCTGACCGCGATCCCGTTGGGCATCACGACGGGCGGCCGCGTGCTATGGGCTGATCTGGCCGATGAACGCTTTTGCCATGTTGCCATCGGCGGCACGACGGGCAGCGGTAAGAGTGTGCTGCTAAAGTGGCTGCTGTATCGCCTGGCAACCCAAAACCCGCCCGCTATGCTGCGCCTGCTGCTGATAGACCCCAAACGCTTTGAGTTGACCGACTTTGCCCGCCTGCCGCACTTGTTACACCCGGCAGTTAGCGACCCGCTAGACATCGCCCGCGTGCTGGCCTGGCTGACCGGCGAGCTTGACCGGCGCGCTGCCAATGGACAAACAACGCCGCGCATCGTTGCCGTAGTCGAAGAGGTCGCGGACGTGGTAAGCCAAAACAAAGCGATCTTGCCGGCCCTGGCCCGCGTGGCGCAGGTCGGCCGCGCCTTGGGTATGCATTTGATCGTAACAACACAGCAACCGGGCGCCAAGAGCCTGGGCGACGCCCTGGTCAACTTCCCGGCCCGTATCCTGGGCCGCGTGGCGAGCGCGACCTTGACCTACGGCGCAGCCGGCCGCGCCAAGTCAGGCGCCGACGTGCTGCTTGGCAAGGGCGATATGCTGTTATTGGCCGCCGGCGAGACGATCCGCTTTCAAGCGCCGTTACCCGATGGGCGTCAGTGGGGCAAGTTGCCGCACACTGCGCAGGTCGCAAGCCTTGAAGATGAACTGCCGACACCGGCTATTTTTGCCGACCGCAACCGCGACCCGCGCGGCGGTTATGGACGGCGCGAACTGAGCGCCGAAGATTACGCGGCCATGCAGGAAGCCATCGAGACCGGTGCCGATGCCGACGATCTGCGCGGGCGCTTCGGCATCGGTTGGACGCGCGCCAGTCGGCTTGTGGCGCAGTATCGGGGGCAAGCATGAAAGAGACGGCCAACATCCTCTTGCTGATCCTGGCCGTGGCCCTGGTCGGCGCGCTGATCTTCGGCTTGTGGCTGATCGGTCGCGAAGCCGTCATGGTCTTGGCCGGGCTTTTCGTCGGCGGCCTTGTGCTGATCGGTATCATCGCAGCCGCGGCCCTGCCTATCCGCGCCTGGCGCAAGAATGACGCCGCGCCTATCGAAAAGCAGGTCATCCGCGAAGTGCGTATCCTGGACAATCGGCCGGCGCAGGCGCCACAACTGCCCGCGCCGCAACAAGCGCCCTTCGGCGTCTTTCCCGAATTGTTGCGGGCAAGCTACCAAGCCGGGCAACTGGCCGCGCCGCGTGGCGAGATCGTTGAAGGCGAAGCGAAGCGCCTGGACGGCGCAGACTGGACAGGCGACATAATGGCCTGAAGCCCCAATGTCATTAAGTTAGCGCAGCGGTTTGTAGGTCAGGGCGAAACGTTTGCGCTTGGCGGTTTTGTTCCGGGGATACTTGCGGCCTGGGCGGATCGGTTCGACCGTGCGGAGCAT